ACTCCAGAACTTCGCTCTTTAACCGTTCGGTTTCTTCTACAGAAGTGTTAAAGAGTGGCGCAAGCTCCTGACCGCTTCTCCCAAACAAGTCATTCGCAAGAGCGGCTCTTTCTGTGCTTTCCGCCATTCCCTGAAAACCGGTGATAACAGCCGCAAACACGTCTTCACGGGACATACCGGCTAAGTCATCCATAGACAACCCAAGCTTTTTAAACATTGCCTGTGCGTCTTCTGATCCGTTCTTCGCTTCGTCAAGCTTGTTTGTTAGAGTTTTCAAACCAGTTGTCATATTAGACATCTCAGTGCCGGAAATCTGCATGACATAGTCCCACTGCTGATATGCTTCAGCGGACATACCAACTTTCTGGGACATTTTATCTACTTCGTCGCCGTATTCAGAAATTTCCAAGACGTTGCTAGCGATACTTTTCCCAGCAGCAATAGCAGCCGTACCAACAGCCGCCACAGCTGTCGCTCCTGCAACAGCGGCTGTTTTTAAGCCGCTTGCAAATTTACTGGCAGATGTTTTCGCGCTAGAAAGTCCGCTCTCGTATTCGCTTGTATCAAGAGATATTTTTGCGACTAAATCAAATACATCCATTTGTTTTCCTCACACTTTTCCAGAAAACAACTTTTTCTTAACATCAGCTATAATTTCAGCTTCTGTTTTTTGCGGCTCCGGTTTTTTATGAGCGTAAACTTCATCATAAAACCTTGTCATTGTCAACGAGCCGCCATGCGCGGCATAATATCCTTCTGTTAGAATTTTCACCGCGTCTGTCATGTAAGTCTTATAAGCGATTTCTCGGTTATTTGCAGAACACTCGGACAAGCAGAAGTCTAAGACATACTGCCGTCCGAGCAGTTCCACCATTTCAAGTCGAATGTTTTTTAAGCCATTTTGGTACTCATCTGGGCCAATGATGCCAACGACGTAAAAAAACCAACCGTAGCATCGTCACGAATCAGTTCGTTGATTGCCGCAATGTACTCACTGATCGGATGATCGTCAACATCTTTCGGCTCAACAAAGCACAGGAGGGCGAGAAGTTCAAGCGTTTCCTCCGGATGCTCGTCAAGAATAGCATCGAGGATAACAGACAGGTTTTCTTTCGCCTGTTTTGTCATTGCTGCTTTTCTGTCTTCTTCGGAAACATCTTCCGGTAGATCAGGAAGTTTCTTGCGAATGTTCATGATATCAGTAACGGACAGCCATTTCGACACCGCTTTTCTGATTTTGTTCGTCTGCGCAAGAAATTCACTGGGTTTGCAATTTGCTAAATTTTTCACCGGTTTGCCCTCCTATTAAAAATTATTTACTCAGCAGCCTCCACAACCACCGTGCAGGTATCAGTATAGCTCACGCCATCAACTGTGATAGTCGCCGTGATAATCGTAGAACCTTCACTAACGCCAGTCACAACACCATTGGACACGGTAGCCTTAGCAGCGGCACTTGTGCTCCAAGTCACACTAGCATTAGCAGGGACAAGGTCGACAACATTCAATGTTACAGTACCGCCAACAGCGATTGTCGCCGCGTGTCTGTCAAGCAGAACCACGGGGGTCAGACCATCAGAGCCTTTTTTGATGTAGCACTCAATCGGGACATTGTCCTGAGAATTGATGCTATAATGGCCTGTGAGCGTGAAGTCAATAGTTGCCTTGCCGTTTTTGGAGGTTTTGATAGACAGACCTTCCGTGGACAGGGAATTGCTCAGTTTGACTGCGGCAAAACCGCCATCAGACAGAGGACCAACCCACCAGACATCCTTGAAATCGGAAGTGTAAAGGTTGTTGCGGACGGTGATCTTGTCACCACTGATATCAGCCGCGCCGAAAAATCTCTGCAAGCTCTCAGCAGAAACCGTCAGTGCAGTTCCGGTGATAGAGCATTCCCAACTGTCGATTTTCTTCAACTCGAGCATATTAACCGGGCAGTTATCAATATCTTCGCCCATGTCGGAAAATGTAGGAGTAGCCGCCACCGTAATACCGCCCGTGGTCGCACAAATAATGTTTGCGTCGCCAAAAGCCGTGGACATGTCAGTCGCTGCCGCCTCGATGTCAAATTCATCAAGAAGCAGACCGGCTTCGGTAATCAACTCGTTGAATGTAGAAGTAGGAATCTTATAAAGATTTGTATCAATTGCCATTCTTTTTCTCCTTTCAACTGGCGGTCATAAATTCCGCCATGATATTAAGGACAATCCTTCTGATTCTATCATCTTCTGGATCGCCCATCCTTTGAGCAAAGGGCGTGTCGCCTTGCCATATGCGCACACGCCCCCCATCAATAATTGGAGGCTTAAACACGCATACAGCCTCCGCTATTTCATCCGCTTTTTGGCTGATATCAGCCCACGAAGTAGACCTGTACCACAAGGACGCAGTCAGCGACACGGGATGTTCAAAATCTGCAATGGACGCGGCATATGTGATATAAGGCATTTCGGCATCGTCTGGCACACTGTTTTCATCGTATGCCTTCAGGTTAAACGATGACCAAAAATTCTGTAAAAACTGCCATTTATCCATTTGCCAACTCCCACTCTTCAGCCGTGACCTGACGCATATTTAATCCGGCAGATGCTGGCGTGAATTTATCGTCGCCATCAGACGTGACACGAAAAATCTTTCCATCAGAAACACGCCGAAAAACCTCGTGATACTCCAACACTTTGCTTTTTCTCGTTGTGACCGTGTACATACTTGTAACGCCTTGCGATTGTGCCGTTCTTGCCTCCATGGAAGTATCAAACGTAATAGCCGCGTCAAAACTTGCGCCATCCTGCCAAGAAGTAATTTCGCCGCCATATCCATCGTCAGCAGTGGTCTTGTGCATCATAACACAACGATCCATCGCCTCACTCAATAAACTCACGGCAAAAACAACCTCCTCCATTTTGACAGTCTACTTGCAAACTGATCCTTCCAGCTAAACGTTCCGCTCCCATTTGAACTTGCGCCACTTGATTTCGTATAACTATAACCGCCGAAACTCTCTGACGTATACGGATTAGCGAGAATTGCAGCATTTTCCTCGTTCCAAGCGTCTATTTCAGCGGAAAGGGCAATGACTTCAGGAGGTATTGCCATCGCCCAAACCGCCCCGGTGAAGTCTTCATCCACCAACTCATCTGTTGGATATGAGTAGACACCATCATTAAAAACGCTCCCAACAATGCGGAAATACTGACCGTTAGCCAAAAAAGGAAGATCAATAGCACCATCGCTGATTGTATACTCCCCACTATGGATGTCTTCGCTTTTGTCGCGGAGGAAATAATTTTTCAGTTCAGCGCAAAGTTCGGATAACATTTCGTGCCCCTTTTTTTATTCTTCTATATCACTTCTGGTGCCGGGAACGATTTCAGCGTCACTCGGCAAGAGAAGAGTATCATAGAACCACAACCCATCCACATCGTTAGCAAAGCAATATTGTGATGGGTAAACGTCACTAGGGTCTACAGCAGTAAGGGTGAGTTTATTCGCGCTTGTCACCATTTGCCAATAATCTCCATAATATATCCAACAAGGTTTCACTTTATTCCCGTTAAACAACTTGCTGAAATCACCGCTATAAAGAGCTACCACACCAGTTTCAATGGAATCCTGTCCGCTGGGGTGAATGTTAATATAACTTGATTCTACATCTAACCACGTCAGCTCATCACTGCCAATGAGTACATATGGACTGTCGGCGTTTGCAATATTTGAAATTCCCTGTTCCATATTATTCAACTTTGTAGAGGTTACAACATCGCCCGATTCCCAAGTGGTAGGTTCATATGCCACACATATCCCTCTTTTCTTAAGAATTCAATGTCATATAATCAGCTTCCCCGATTCCGACGACATCACTTTCGGAACCGGGTGTCATTCCCCCTCCGATTCAGGGTCAACGGTTACAATAGCAATAGCGTCCGCATACTCAGCCCACAGTGTCATACCCATCAAGGCAAAGCTCTCACCAACCGCCGTGCTGTAATTGCCGTTTGCGTGGAAACCGATCAAGTTAGTTTCGCCCTGCACGGTGTAATCAAGGCCAAGCTGAGCGAACTGACCGTCACCGGGGTCAACATAATACAGAACGATGTTGTCGGCGGGAACGGCAATCACGGTATCTTCTTCAATCTCACTGGACAGGATCACGGTACGAGCGCCCATAAAGTTCTGGATATAGTCGATACCAAAAGCGGTCTGCACAGTCACCTCAGCCGCACCGAGATAGCGGTAAGCATCCATGGTGTTGACAAACAGCACGATGTCAGACGCATTCTTCCGCATCTTCTTAAACTTATCTTTAACGGTGCCGATGGCGACAGCAACGCCCATCTGGAACGTTGTTTCAGTGCTGGTAGAAGCCGCAGTATCATCGGACAGGAAAGTATAGAAGTCATCCAGAACCTTGCTCTGAAGCTCATTAAGGAAGGCTTCATCGGTCTTCTGAACAGCAATAGCCGCGCCGTACCTGTTCACGTCCTCAATAGGGACTGCCTTTGCATACTTGAGCAAGTCAAGGTCGGTCTTTGTGAACTGCTGAACAGTTGCCTTGCTATAAGGGATAACCTCACCCGGGTCAATGTCGCCGTCCTCAAGGTCGATAGTTGCAGTGTAGCTCACAAGCTGAGTGCCGGGAGTTTTACGGACAGGGCGCATGATGCCGAGAATTTCGCGCAATGCCTCCCAATTGTCCGAAAAGCGAGAAACAAAATCGATTTCTCTAGCAGTCACAGCGTTTGCACTTGCCGCGCCAGAATAGGCGTTCGGAAGACTATCGCGAGGGTTGGTAAAGCTTTCAACATTTGTAACAGCCATTTTATTTATCCTTTCCCAAATAGATTAAGATTTTCGGCAATGGCTTTTTGACGTTCACCGGCATCTTTAATCTTCATGATGTCCTCTTTCGTCAGCTTGCCGCCGCCGTTGTTTGCTGGCGGTGTTGCCGTATCGGTTCCCCTAACGGTTTTTTTCACAACCAAGCCGGAAAACGTTCCGCCAACAAGGTCATCGAGTGCCGTTGTGTCTTTAATCTTGTCGCCGTCAAGCTCAACCGCCGCAATCTCTGCGGTACAGCCGCGCATTGCGATTTCAAGATTCGTTCCAGTGATATTTTTCCCCTCAAAGTACGCCTTGACAGCGTTTTCCTTCGCCGCCTTGGTTTCCTTTTCAGTTACGTTCTTTTTGTACGTTTCAAAGTCATCATGCTCTTTCTCGTACTTGGACTTCCAATCATCACCGGTATTTGCTTTCAGATCGTCCAAATCCTTCTGAACGTCATCCAGCTTGCTTGCCTTTTCCTCTGCCGTTTTGAGCTTGTCTTTCAGCCCGTCAACGGTTTCGGTATGCATCTCAATGATGCTATCAATCTGCTCGTCAGTCAGCCCCATTGCTTTGAGGCTCTTTCTAGTCATCGCCATCAAAAATCGCTCCTTTACTTCGTCTGGCTTTCTTTCCAGTTAACGATTTCTTTTTTCTAATTCTAGCATATGGAATTAAAATCTGTCAAGTCTCATTATTCCTTCATCGCCTGTTCTACGATTTCTCTATATTCTGATGAATGTTCACTTGCTGCCGGTTTCAAATAAGGTTGTGCTGTCTGTCTGGATGTCCCTAACTCGACATAAGCAGCATATTCAACGTTTGTACCGATGTATACGGCTTGTTCCTTACTTTCAACGGCGTGAGTAATACTGTTGCGCAAACGACCGGTATCAACAGGACAATCCTGCTTTGCATAGCTCTCAGCCGTCAGACCGATAGCAATCATTGCCCTTTCAAGCTTTTGCGGCATCTCCTTCAAGAACTCGCCGCTGTTGTCGGTGATTTTAGCGTCTATTTCCACTTTTGAATCCCACCACCTTATACGTCAGCGTACATCGGCAATTATACACATTCGCCGGGTCTGCGTCAGGGTCGCCCGGGTACATGATATCGCCCAACTCGCTTTCAAACGGATCATCAATTTCCTGCTCTTGACCATCAAGCAAAGCGTGTGCTTCTCTTGTTCTGTCATCGATGGACGCAAGCCAAACCTTGAGCGTTTTAACGCCTTTACTTTCTGCGTCGTGCAGCATATCCATTCTGCCCTTATTCTCGGCGCTCGTCACAGTAGTTCGGGCATTCCTAATTGCGCTGGCTCTGTTCATTTCCGTCACATGCTGCAACCTACTCGCGATGTGCGGTATACTATCTCCTTGGATGATGCCTTGTAATATCTCGCTGTTAACTTTTTGCGTATTCCAGCGCACATCTTTTTTCCCATCGACATACTTGTACGGCAAAAGCGTTTCATCTCTCATCGAAAGATTTTTTACGGTTGATTCATCTACAAGCTCGAATGAATATCCCTTCACGGTCGAAGAAAGCCCGTTTGACGTGTCGTTGTAGTTTAACGCATAAATTCCCGGAAGCTTTTCGTTTACATAAGCTTGTGCTGTTCGGTTTGCCCTATCCATTTCGACTGCGGCTTGTTGTTTCATCTCCGTCCAGTGTTTGCCGCTTGCAATTTTATTCGTGCGCCAATCAATATACTCCTGCTCCGTGATGCTACCAGCCTCTACAAGAGAACGCTTTTTCTCGTCAAGTCGTTCAAACTGTTCGAAATACTTCTCTGCTTTTTGTTCAAGCTCTTTCTGCGCCCTCTCGTATATTTCTGTAATATGCCTTTCGATTTCTGCAAGTTCTCTTTCCGTCAAGGCGTGCGCGTTTGAGGCCACTTATATCACTCCTGCCCGTATGTAAATCTTGACACATCTTCATTCAGTCTTTGCCCTAAGACTTCATCTACTTTGTCAATGTCGCCCATAACCTCAAGGATTTTCCGGGTTATGTACTCCGATGACAAGTATTCATCAGATGTCACAAGGTTTTGAATCGTCTCTTGCTGGTTGATAATCATTGATCTCGTATAAGTCGGATGATCGTCAATTCCGATCAAGTTGAGAATTCCCTCGATAAACTCCGTCACCTGATACTCAAGCAAATCCGTTTTGCTATTGAGTGGCTCATACGCGGCTTTTATCTGTGTCGCAGTAGTCGCGCCGTTTGCAATTTCCTTCACATCAAGCCCCATGAAGTCATCAAATAGCTGGGAACGTAGGCGTGACAACGCAATCTCTGAGGCCTGAAACGGAACGTCGATCTTGTGTTCGTCAACCTCTTCTTCACCATCAAGATGAACAACATGCAGCGTTTTTAGACGTTGTACAAATTTCTGATCATCAATGTCATCCATACCGCCAGCGTTCCTAATGACCCAATAAATTAGGTTCGCATCATCAACATTGTTAATCAAAGCAGAGGCCATCAGGTCATAAGCATCAATTGTCTCTCGATTCCCAACAATCTCAGACTGCTTGTTGATATTGAACAACGGTACAATTGGGAAACCGGGGTAATTACCGCCGTCATAGATTTCCGTCCCCGTCGCGTCGGATTGTGCAACTATTTGCTTATAACTCTGCTTGTCCTTCAGTATTTCAATCTCTGAATCCGTTCGCTTCACATAGTCCGTCAAGCCGTCCTCTTCATATAGCGTTGTTCTCAACGGCTTATCATCTGCGACCTGCCAGAAGCGTATGCCGGATCGCAAAGCACCGTTTTCTTCATCATAGAGCGGGACAAATTCTGTAATAGCAAACTGCTCAAGATGATCCAAGTTCCAGAAACCAAAGGATACGCCGCCATTCAGCGCATTCGTTGCAGCCCTCTGAACAGCGTAATCAAACCCCGCTCCAAGCCGCTCTTTTGTCTTTTCGTCGGTAAAAGATACGCCATTACCAAGCAGAAACTGCACCGCCTGTGTCACAAAATAGAAATAGTACCTTGATGGTATTTTATTATTCGCGCTCCATAAATCAGGATGCGCTTTCCCCATCAGGTCATAAACTATTTTTTGAGCCTTCATGATCGTCGGGTTAAGATGCCTATAATACATATCAGCATCAACGGCTGTGGTATATAAGAAACTCGACTTGTGTTCATTTATAGCTTGCAACACAAAATTCATTCGGCCTTGTTCATTGTTCCCTATAGCAACTAAATCTTGATATGTTTTAATTTTAATCACCTCTCAAAATAGCACTGATTGCTTTTTCAATACGTGATTGGCTCTGGCAGATTAACATCATTCCCAGCCGCCGCACTCAAAAACTGTTCTTCTCTTGTAATCGGAGTTTCGTTCATTGCGCACATCCTTTCTACTTACCAAATCGGTACATATTTGTTTTCGTCCCCCTGTTTTTGCCAAACACGACGAATTGAACTTGCCAAGCTGTCTGGGGCATCATCATGTTCTGCATTCTCATTGTAATCACAAATTTGGTTTATATACGCTTCATCTGTCCCTGACACAAAGATAACATCGTTCCAAACAGATTTCAAGTACGAAGTTATCTTGATGAATTTATTCGTGTTTTCGTGATAAGTGACAGCTCTTTCTCCTCGCTTGCGAAGGTCTTTTGCAAGATACCCTTTGTCTCCGTTGTTCTCGCAGAATATCCGACCAGCGTTAAACTGCTTCCGAATACGGATAATCTCCGGAATGCAATCATCAACATGTTTGTGCCACAACTTTCCGCAGATGTAATACTTCCCATCACGCTTTTTGTAAACGGTCAGAGCCGTGTAATCCTCGCCGCCGTAAGCTGCGTCAACATGGCAATCCCCTTGCTCCACCATGGCTGGATCGCCACCCGTCTGCGGGTCTGTGAAAATAACATCTTCGCTTGCTATAAACCGCAGCTCATAGTTTGCTGCAAATAACGACGGAACCATTTTTGACTTGATATCAGCAAGCTCCTTTGCCGGAATGATCTTTGCTATTTCCTCGTTGTAACAGTCATATTTTCTTGGCTCCGGCATGATGGAAAATGCGTCTTCTTTGTGCCACGGCGTTCCCGTGTTGTATATCCTGCCGCCCCGATTCTTGATGTTCTGAAGCTCTTGGTAAATGATCTTCGTCCGGTCGCGCTCCGCCTTGCTGATACGGTCGTTTACGTTCACGATGTCGTCAGTGAAAATCCGGTCAAAGTGTTTGCCTGTCAGTGAAGCTCCTGTACCAATTCCCACAAGCTGTGCTGTGCCTTTGGTGTCGTTGGTAAGATTCGTCGTTACCTCCGTTGCAGATGCTACGACAAGCCTTAGGTTTACGCCGTAGATACTCTGGACAAAATACTGTGTATGAGGGTCGAGCAAAATCTTCTGTACCTGCTTGATGACCTCTTTCACATCACCTTCAGTTTTCCGCATGAATAATGTGCGCTTATTTGGCAGGAGAATAGCAATCAAAGCAAGAGCAATGGACACGCACGTCGTCTTGTACGTTCCTCGGCTTGCCTGTAATGTCTTATCCTCTTTCCCTCGTACCATATCCACAATCCAGTCATTATGCAAAGAGCCCAGTTTCGTAAAACCGAGCATCTTTGCATAATCCGCAGGACGTGTTGTTAAAAACTCAATCGCCTGTTGTCTTGTCATTCTCCAAATACCACTTTTTCTACCTCGTCAATCACTTCTGGATCAACGTCTGCCACCATAACTTTCTCGATGGGCTTCTGCCCCACTGTATCACGCAACGTTTCAAATGCTCTGATATTTCCCTTCATAGCCTGTTCAAACAGCTTAGCCGTGATTGCTTCTGTGCCAGTAATATCATTTCCGCTCTTATCTTTAAAATCTTTTTCAAGCAACATTTCCAAGGCAAGGCGCAGGTCACGCTTTCGCCTTCTGGCTTCTGCTGATGCTATGCCACCTTTCTGCCCGTTTTTCACGGCTTCTTCATGGCTTTGTTCGCTTGTAAATGGAATTAGATTCTGTTCATTTGCCATGTTATCACCTAAACATAAAACTTGCTGTTTTGCATTTTATTCTCATTGACGGGAAAAACGATGCCGTTTTCTTAGTCATTTGTATCGAAACCCCCCCGTCTTACAGTCTGAACGTATAGAATTTCGTTTATAGTCGATTGCGCTCTTGTTCGATGAACAATTATTCCGCGAATACCTTGTTAATACCCATTTATCAGATTTTCGTAAAGCATGAATCATGTTTTTTGCAGATGTTACTATTGAAAAATCATATCCTTCGTTTTTGTATTTTTCTGCTATTATATTTAAAAACTTTGTTCCTAATCCAATACCTTGATAATCAGGCAAAATAACAAGTCTACTGCATCTTTTAAGTTTGCGATTCACGCCATGCGGTTGATGTAATACAGCTATAAATCCGATAATGTTATTTTCATCATATAGCCCATAACATACTGATGCACTCGCAATTTCTGAATTCAAATAATGATAACGCCTAAATTTTTGCCATTCTTCTCGCCCACATTCTTTGATGTAAAATCTTTTTTCTGAATGTGGGCGTTCTGAAAATTTGTTTGCATTACATTAGTATCAAATACCCAGTCAGGTTGTAGCCATTCAATCACATCATAATGACAGGTAACCGCAATGAATTGTTTGTTCGTGCGCTTGACCGCTTTGTTGATTGCTATACACGTTGTTTGTGCCACATTCCTATCGACCACAGAAGTAAATTCATCAAAACAAATATTATCCTTTTCAAGCAATGCTCTTGCCAAATCAACCCTCATTTTTTCGCCATTACTCAATACTGAATAAGGCTTTAACCATGAAGGAACAGACCCAAAACCGACAGAATAAAATGCCCTTTCGATTTCTGACATGTCGCATTTTGGCATATCATCAATAACTGATTCATGCGTATATGAAAACGCTTTTGTGTACCAATCAGAGAACAATTCTTTTGCTATCGTTGATTTCCCTGTTCCGCTGTTGCCGACAATGACACCAATCTGCCAATTTTCAGGCAAATCTAAATCTCCCGTGAATCTTTCGCATGAATGCTCAAATTTTACATCATAATCAGCTTGTATTTTTGATGTTCTGAAGGTTTTTACTGGTCTTGTTTTTTTTATAATGTCGAAATGCGGCATTCGTACCCCTTTTCTGTCAATTCGTTGTAAATACGTTCTGCTTCTTCATCGTCTTTACAATCTATCACAACTGATATAGTTTCCTGATAATTTACTTCTGTCAATCCTTTTTCTTGTTCTTCTTCATTTTCTAACTCAAACCCAAAATCGGTCATATCTATATCAAGTATATCATCCAATTCAACATTCAGTAAATCAACGTCAAACTCCGTGTTCATTGTCAGCTTGTTATGAACAAGCATATACGCCCGGCGTTGCTCATCTGTAAGCCCGTCGAGCCTGATTACAGGAACTTTTTCGATCTCGTCCATCTGCATTGCCGCCAATAGCCGCCCGTGACCCTCAATGATTTCATCGTCATGCCAAACCGCGACCGGGTCATTGAAGCCGAACTCCCTGATGCTCGACTTTATCTGCTCGATTTGCTCAGTAGGGTGCAGCTTCGCATTGTTCGCATAAGGCTTTAAGTCATGCTTGCTGATGTACTCGATCCTCAACTCATTTTTTGTCATGGTCAATTCTCCTTTTCTTTCACCGATCCCAGCGGCACGTGACAAACAGAATTTGCTTTCAAATCATGGATAATTGCAATGTGGTTTACCGAGCCGTCATCAAAAAACGCCAATTCATAAGACAGAGGATAGTATTCAATTCCCTTATAAACAATCCGAAGCCTATCAGGTACGTTTTTCAAAATGCCGTTCGTCCCTTTTTTACAAACCATAACACATTCACGACAAAAATTCAAGTATTTAGTCCGATCCACAGCTTTTTGAACCTCCTTTTTCGTGCAGCCGCAGCCTTAGTTACAACGTCGTTACAGCCTGAAACCCTTGTGGCATAAGGCTTTGCGGGTTTTTGACTATGTAACTGTAACTTTGTCTATATATAAAATGTTTTCAAAAATAAAATATGTTTTATTTTTACGTTTATAAAGTTCAAAAACTGGTTACAATGGTTACATCAATTTTTAATCTCCCTTATTTATTATATATTTCTCTAAATAATGTGTGTTTTGTGTGGTTTATCTATATAAAAAGTTGCAAAATTACATGTAACCAAATTTGTAACTTTCTCTGTAACTATGTAACTTTCCTCATCAAAACGGCAAATCTTTGTCCAAAATCTCAGAAAAAACAGGCTGCTGATTATCTCTCGCCCACCATTTTTGAACTCCGAATGTTTGAAAACGCTTAACTTTCTCCTGTTTCTTCCAGCCATCAATCAACTGCATAATCACCCCGATTTCCTGACTGTCCTTTTTGGTCGGCTTTGTATACTCGTTTCTTAACGCATTCTGCCAAAGATCAAGAACGCACGTTTCGCTTTTGTCTTCAAGGTATGATGCAATAAGGCCAACTCTGTAGTCATCTTCCGTTGCGTCGTCCTGCATCTGTCGAATATCGTTTATCAGCCGTCGGTCAGCATATGGCTGGATTTCGCCCCTGTCAAAGAGGACTTTTGCCTCAGCCCAACACTGACGGATATAGTCTTTAATTTCGTCTTGATGGTCAAAAAGTTCATAGCCGTTTTGATAGACCTTGACTGGGTAAAAGCGCCGATTACCGGTCTTGTCAGTTAAAAACTGCTCTTTGTTGGTCGTGCCAATGAAAACACATTGTCTCGGGTGATCCGTTACACGCTTATCAAAGGGCATACGGTATCTGTCATTCAAGCGCGTCAAATAGCTTTTTACAGCTTCTTGTTCTTTCGTTCTAGTCATAGCAAGCAGTTCGGACACTTCGCATATCCACGCACCTTCAACAGCTTCAATGCCGCGCTGTCCCTCGAATTCGTTGACCTCGGTAAAGTATTCATCTTTTAGAGCAAGCCACCGAACAAGTGTACTTTTTCCTTCGCCCTGCTTTGTGCCAATCAAAACGGGCATATCATCAAACTTGCAGCCGGGGTTAAAAAGCCTGTGGATGCCGCCAGCGAAAATCAAACGACTGACTTCCCGCGTGTATAGCGTATCATCGCACTTTGTCCATGTGTGGAGAAAATCGTAAATCCGGCTTGTGCCATCCCATTCAAAAGTGTTCACCAAATCTCTGATGGGATGATACTGATTTTTCGAAAAAACAATTCTAAGCGCATCATCACATTTTTGAACGCTGTGGAATTTATATTCTTTTTCAATGTATCGTCGCGCTTCTGCGTCATCAGAATCGAGCCATCGCTCATTCTTTCCGTCCCGTTCTTGTTCTGGAGAATATGTCAAAAGGTTAAACTTCAAGCCTGAAAACTTCGGATCGTTTTCAATCACTCGTATGAAATTTTCAACTGTTGACAGTGGTCTGCCGGTGCCATCAAAATCAAGGTCTATTGTCGCTCTCTGTTTGGCATTTTCGCACCGATAATAATCGGCAAGGTTTTTTTGCGCAATATTAAACTGTTTTAAGACACGTCTAAACTGCTTTTCAATGCCCTTTTCTTTTGCCTGATACTCAAGCAACGCCTGTATTCTCTCTTTTTCCTCCGGTTCTTCTATTTCTTGTAGTGAATACATTAACTCTTTGCTCAGTAACATGAAAGGTGTGAAGTTGACTATTTCTCTATCATCGATGTTCATAGTTGTATAGCCTCATTTCCGCTTCTGCAAGCGCGTTTTCTGCCATGGGTATATTCTTTATTGCCTCGACATAAAGATCGCATACAACACATTTAAGCCGCTCAGGGGCATATTCTATGCGCTGTCTGTCTAAAGCACAGTATTTATCAAGTGCCATTTGATATTCAACCTTCAATCGCTTGTACGCAGCTTTTTCGGCTTCTGCTTGTTCCTTGCGCTCTTTGGCAGTTTTCTGCGCTTCGCGTAATTCGCGCAACGAAAGCTTTCTTCCGACAGGTAAACCAAGGTGGAAATCCATGTTTATCTTCTCACAAGCAGACTGGAAATTCAAGCCAAAATATTGCATTACAAAATCGATTACGTCCCCGCCCTCACCGCAAGTAAAGCACCAATAACCGCGATCTCCGTCGTAAACGTGTAAAGAAGCGTGAGAATCATTGTGAAACGGGCATATCGCCTTGTTGTGACGATTTATCTTGATACCGTACATATTACAGATTGCACGCATAGAAACAGATCGTTTTATGTCAACAGCAAAATCAATCATAATTTTCTTTCCCCAAAAATCACCGCTGGAATACAGAGGTAGCAGCCCTGCACTCCAGCGGATCGGTCACAATATTAAGGTTCAGACGCAATATCGACTGCTACTCAATATTGCGACCTATTACATTGTACTACGGTTCGGGCGTGGTGTCAACTGTCTGTTCGTCCTCTGACGGCAAATCATTATAGATGCACTTACCGTCAAGAATGACTTTTTCACAGTCGTAAACACGCCGACCAATTTTTACACGCATACAATTCAAATGCGGGTTATACGGGTCTTCCAATTCCTCCATCTCGTAATTCTTGGTGGAAACGCCCTTATATTTCATTTTGAAATTAGCGTGTATGCAATCGCCAAAATTGATACGGTTTGGTATATGTTCTCCATCATTGAAAAACGGGCATCCTGTATCAGCTGCACATTGCGTGTGGCACTGTGTGTTATAATCTGAATTTGCGCACTGCTCATAAATGCACCATCCTTCACGATAGACCATCTGTATTTCAGCCATTGTTCTCACCTCCCAACAGATCGACTATGCGCTTGCCGGTGCTGCGCTTGTCGCAGAAAATGAACTCCACGCCGTAGCTGATTGTCACGCGGTATATTTCTTCCATCAAGGCACGGCCTGACACTGGACTATATGGACTGAACCAACTAGCGACATCTTTAATAGACTTCACTCTGCTACTGTGTTCGCATAAAACAATAAGCTTGATCCTGCTATCTTTCGCCCTTCGAACTTCCCTCCAGAATCTTGCCTTGTCTGAACGATTCATCAAGTTACGCGCAAGCTCTGATAAGTTCCTTTTTCTGTCGATGCTGACATTACCGCCCTCAATCATGTAATCGCCAACGTCAAGCTTTACAACCTTATAAGCAATTTCATGACGATCAAAATAAGACTTTATATGATCGTTTTTCTTTTCGCGGCTGTCAAACAAAAACATCACTTGCCGCTGCTCCCAAAACCATTGTTGCCGCGCTCTGTTCTATCTAAACGGTCTACAATTTCAATCTCAGGCACATCTATTTTGATGATTACAAGCTGTGAAATCTTGTCACCCTCAACGACTTCATAAGGGATATCGCTATGATTATACAGCTTCACCATGATTTCCCCTGTATAGCCCTCATCAATCAGTCCGGTGCTTGTGATGCCGTGTTTCGTGTTTAAGCCACTCTTTGAGACAAGTAATCCTGCCGTTCCTTTCGGCAACTCACAGTGAATACCGGTGTGAAACACTGCTGATCCTCTGGCGGGTATAACAGAACCCTGTGCCGCTCGAATGTCAAGACCGGCATCGGTGTTGTGCGCTCTGCTTGGTGGATAAGCGAAATCGTCAAGTAAAATCTTCATACATCCTCCTAGAACGGAAAATCATCATCGTCTTTTAACTGAGCAAACTCTCCACCACTCCTCGTATCTTCGGTGTTCTGTTGCTTTTTGCTTCCGACAAAAGAAAGATTGTCAACAATAATTTCGGTTGACTTTCTCTTCTGACCGTCGTCCGTCTCCCAGTTTCGGGTCTGCAAGTGCCCGGTAATGCCGATCATGTCGCCTTTATGAAACCACTTTTCCAGAAATTCCGCGCTGTGTCTCCACGCGGTGCAGTCAATGAAATCGGCCTGCCTTTCTTCTCCGCTCTTGTATGCGCGATCTACTGCCACCGCAAAGCTGCACACGGCAACGCCGCTCTGGGTCTGTCTGATTTCCGGGTCTCGCACAAGCCGCCCGGTAATTGCTACGATGTTAATAGCCATATCTTACTCCCTTTTCAACGCCGCCCAGTCAATGCGCTTTCCACACTCCGGGCAATATTCAAATCTTCTTAAATCTGTACTTCTTCGCTTGTCTGCATACTCTTTCAGCGTCCAAACTTTGTGTTTCATTTGTTTGCACTCTTTGAGAACGGGGTCTTTGTCCAGCCATTTGTTAAACTCGATCTTGTCTGCAATACGGCTTTTCAGACCTTCCACCGTGCAAAGTTCAGAATCCTCCGGAAGATACAGCAGACCGATAATGCAACTGTGGTTATCCATTATCCGCCTCTTTCAGCGCCGCAGTCAGCTCCGTGGCCTCCGGCTTCGCTGCGAACCATTCCGCAATCTTGCTTTCACCGCCTTTGATGGCGTTGTAAATGCCTACATACTCCGTGAAGTCATCGGCGGTCATCGTGTCAACCTTGCGCTTGAGCCGCCGCTCAATCTGTTCCTGAGTTACGCCAATTTTGGCAAACCGGACAACCATTTTTTTAACGCGATCAATCAAGGACGTTTCATTATCGCCTTGAAGTGTACGCTTGCATTCAGCGATTGCACCCTCAACATACCATGCAGGAAGGATAGCAAGAATCCGCGCCCTCAACCTTCTAGTCGCCATGTTTGCGTTGTTTTCGTAGATATCACGCTGGCTTGTTAAGGTCTGCATCTTTCCCTTAACTTCCCTTTGATGTGGATTCGTGAAATTCTGAACGCTCTGGGCGTTGGTCTCTAAATCCCAAGCGTAAGCTTGCATTTCGCTTTTTCCGTCATCCTGCGAAAGCTCTTTAATACCGTAGTCAACATTACCCCAGCATCTTGCAAGTTCCTCTGCAAATCGGATAGTTGGTCCCTCGACGGTTTTTACTCCACGCGGGAAACTATAAAAAGCTTTTTCCGCCATCGACGGTCTTTGACACGCTTCAATTACCTTTGCATAAGCAGCAATCTCGTCACGCGGGAACCGTTTTGCGATAACCAATTTCCCTTGCGCCTCTGCAATAGCGCGAGAAGATTCAATCGCAACAGCTCCCTGATTGATGTTGTCAAGATGCGCCATAACGCCAACAGCGGGCATATTCGGCGCGGTCGCGGTCTGCACAAGTTCTTCGGTCATTGTTCATTTTCCTCCTTCAAAATACTTTTTACATCCGCAATCATCGTACAGATTTAACAAGCAACTACCTTCGTAGTTAACGAAACAATCATATGCCTCACACACATACGACTTGTTGTATCTCATATGGAGAATGCAAGAGTTATCTGCCCCTAAAGCGTTTTCGCAATCTGCGTGGCAGATATTACACGGGTTTTCGCCTTTCATTCTACCTCCTTCGCCAACCACGCTGGCAAACTCAAATTGTTAATCACGTTGTAGGCTCCGAGATAGCCGTACCAATTATTGCTTTCTTTACAATCGTGATATATCCCAATAAGTTCCCTGAATATATCACGACCGCGTTTCACCATAAGATCATCTGCTTGCATGATGTTAACAGAGTATGGCGGATTTTTTTCTTGCGCGATAAACACAAACAGCGGCTTTTGCCCGGTGACCTTTTCTATACCCTCGCAGTACATTCCTGTTTGAAAGTCGTACCCGTAATTGATAGCGCTCCTGATAAAGCCATCGGTACTTGCGTCAGTAGTGGACTTATAATCAACAACAACAGCCTTTCCGCTGATAGTTGAAAAGCAGTCAACACGACACTTGCAAAGCTCTCCAGTTAAATCGTCCATCCAATAAAACGGCTTTTCGTGTTCGCCATCAAGAAGTTTTTTTACAAAGGCCAATTCCGAGGCTTTTTTTGCCATTTCTACGGCCTTCTCATAATCGGATGAAGTAATTATTGCCTTGCCGGATGAAGCTTCTAGAAAAGCATTATACGCCTCCTTACCGTCCTTTGTTCGCCTATCAACGTCTGGTGATACTGCAAACTCGTTCTCAAAATCATCAGGATCAAGCAAAAGCTTATGAACTACCGTCCCAAAAATCAAAGCTGGCGTTGCTGGCTCAGGGTGATCCTGAAACCACTTGAATTTCTCCGGGCTTTCTCTCAACCGCCAAAGCTCTGTGCGACTGATGCCATCTGAATTTCTATACTCTTTCTCTGTCATCAACCTTCATCTCCTCGAAAACATCACGCAAACGGTATCTGATAAATCCGCTGATCGTTCGTTTTTCCTTCTCGGCACAAGCTGCAATCGCCTTTTTTTCGTCTTCCGTCACAGTGATAGTGACAGTTTCGCCTCTGTACGGCTTGTCAATCTTCATTTACTCACCCCTTTTACGAAGAAATTCAGAATATTCTTGGTCTAAATTATACGTTGAAATATAGTGATCGATCTTATCAAGAATCCACTCGTTGTCTGCGGCCTTATATAAGTCAATCAAATACTCGCGGAAACATGTGCTGCTCTCATTCAAGATGCCTCTGCTGCCTCCAATTTCAAAGAACTCTCGTAACATAAAATCTTCAAGCATCGTTACTTCCGAGGAAAAGTGCGGTTCTAACAATGCAAAATCGAGAAAACTATCAGCATTCAAGCCAATCACGGCGGCATCTACATGGCTCGTGCATTCATACATCATAAAACCTCCTTTCTGTCTATAATTATAACAAGTTTTTGAAAAATTGTCAATGTTTTTGAAAAATATTAGAAATTAAACTCGCCACTTATTTCTCAAATCCTTCATTTTTTCTTCAAGTTCCTTGCCCGTACAAATCTGGGTGTTGCTGATAAGTGCATTTTTCTCCTGAGTATAAAGGTTAAGCCTTTCTTGATAGCTCATTGCTCTGCTGTTTTTACTCTTCTTCGATACTTTCATATTGATCCAACCCTCTCTCCCGCAAAACAACTTCAATTTTCGCCTTAGACAATCGGGATATTTTCTCGTCTCGCTCTGCCCGTAGAATGGTTGTTCGATCAAGTTTAACCCTTGCCGCAAATTCGGCTTGTGAAATATCTTCATATGCTCTATATCTCAAAATCGCAGATGACAGTTTCATTTCTTTCTCCTTTTATTCAACCTTTTTCGTATTCTGGACACGCATAAATTTTATATGACGGTTCCTTACCGCAATCGCTCCCCCATTTCAGTATTGATGACGCTTCTGCCGTCCAGCCTTCAACAGGAAGAAAACTGTTACTCCAAGAACAGCCACCCGTCGCCTTGCTACATGTCCAGCACAGTTGCATAAACTGCTTCGGAACTTTTGGTGCCTTTGGCTTCTTCGGCTTTCTCTGATAGTGAGTTTTCGACCAAGCGGTCGATCATGCGTTTTCTTTTTCCATGTTTTTAAGATAGTATTCATGTCTATATTGTTTTCTTTTAGCTATTTTCTCTTCCTCGGTCATATAGATCATTCCTCCGCTTCAATCACAGTTGGTGCGTCAGTGATAAGGTCACACAGTGTATCGCAATACATCGGATGATTAAAATACTTATGCCAAAAATCAAAATTCTTAATTTCGAACTCATCAGCATCAATCAACCTCCCATGCGGCGGGACGGGGACGGCTTCAACACCACAAACCTGTTGCATCCCTTTGCCCCATTCCGGCATAAACACTTTCCCGTCACAGTGGATATGGATTATGTTGAAAGTGCCGGATGGCGGCATCTCCATGCCCTTGATTAAGATGCTCATGTTTCCACCTCCAATTCATAAGTTTGTTCAAAGATGTCAGCACGACACGGATATATTTCCCCTTTTATTCCACGAATAATATAATCACCTGTTTTTGCACGCATAATGCCTTCAAGCGTTTTAATTTCACACCATGCATCTTCTGGATCATGCTTTCCAAAAGAATGCGTTATAATATCATTTCTTGTAACGGCATCCCAAAACCAATCTTCTGCGATCAACCCTCTTGAATTAAGTTGAAATGCCTCAACAACAACAGGCTTCTTTCTGTATTTACTCATTCAGTTAACAATCCCTTCTTTAAAATGTTTCATAGTGGTTTTCCTCCTGTTATTGTGGGTTAAATGAACCTACAAAAGCTCAAGCTCGCGCATGGAACGCCAGCCGGACTGAGACACGATAAGATGGTCTAGAAGCTCGATGCCAAGGATATGGCAAGCCTCGCCAATAGCTTTGGTAGAGTTGATGTCTTCACCGCTCGGCGTGGGGTCGCCTCCGGGATGATTGTGCGTCAGCACGATCTTTACAGCCCCGAGCAGCAGCGCTTTCTGAAGAACTTCACGGGAAGACATGAGGGAAACCGCCACTGTGCCATGCGATATTTCAGCGAGGCCGGTTAGGTGGTTCCGGTTGTCGAAGCAAAGAAGATACACATACTCCTCTGCGCAGCGCTGGATCTGGAGATGTGTCGTTATAAAATCGGCGATCTCGTCCGGGGTCGTGAATTCCTTCCAGCCATCGGTCTCATAGCTGCGTTCTTCAGCAAGGTAGGGCGTACCGTCTTCGTTCAGGAGTGTCTTATAAACGCAGACTTTCATGGGTTTTCTCCTTTCTTGTATACCTCCATTTCTGGCTTCTTATCTTTGCACCCGGCGCAATCGCGTATGGTCATGTTTCCCTCAGCCTTCCACTCTGTAAACGTCATACCAGCCCGTCAGGGCGTAACACTCCGTGTGATTGCTGCACAGCACGTCGATCTGCCCGTTGCCGACCCCTCTGTCCTCCACCGTCCGATATCCGATGCCGTCTATGTACAGCCGTGTGCCGAAGCTGAACTCCGTCCCCGTGGCGATCGTTCTGCCCACCGTGGCGTATGTCCCGCTGGCGGTTACGCCGTCGGACTTACCACAGCACCGGGCGCATGTGTCATAGCCGGTAATGTAGTAGCGCCCGAGATAGGTCATGGTTGGCTCAGGCTCAGGCTCAGGCTCCGGCTCAAGCTCTGGCGGCTTGCGATAGGCTTCGATCAACGCGAGAATTTCTTTGCCGCTCTTACCGTGGCTAAAGAAGTCCGTTTCCTTGTAGTCCAGACCCATAGTGCGTATCTTGTTGTTGCGCTGGGTCTCATACAGTTCACCCATGGCAAGCGCATAACTGCTGCCGTCAGTCGCCGCATCAATCATTTCCTGCATATAATTTACCGTCTTGTCATATCCGTAAACATTCGGCATAAACAACGCACTTGCAGAAATGTTTACCAAAAATAAAACGATGACTACAAACAAAAGTTTCTTCATTCCACAATATCCTTTCTATCTACCTTCACAAATTTCGGAACTTTCTGATCTTTCTTACCGAGCAAGCAACCGCCAAACAGGATGCCTACAAAGGTGATAAAGCAACTTATACAAGCCCACGTCGCAAAGGTGTGTGTAGAAATTAGCGGTGTCTGTCCGATAACAAGCGCCATCATAACGTTCACAAGCCCGATAATCGCTAAAACCTGAAAGCACTCCTGACATTTTTTAACCTTTTTCTTTGACATTTCATCACCCCATCAAGTTATAGAAGTTTCTGCTTAAGCTCTTCAAATGATCCGTAAAATAAACACTGCCCGTAGAAGCTGCTATCGTCAGAGAAATCAAGTGAAACCATCAGATTGTCGTGATCGTCGTAAGTCATTCTCGTAATGAGTGAGCCGTCATATGACTGTACAGATGCTTTAATAAACTTGCCGCCTCTTCTTGTTGCTAGCGAATTCGCCATTCCTTCAACCTGTCCAATAAACTTGCTCATATTCTCCCCTCCGTTGTCACAATGCCGTCTACACCAAGATTAACAGGTTCATTTATCAACAGTTCTACCATGTATTTACACGCAAGCAGCCCGTCAAGTTTATTTTTTACGGTACATTCATCAACGTTAACTTTTTCAAGCTCCTTCATCCAGTCTATCAGCATACTTTGCAAGTAGTTTAACATTGCTTCTGTTTTAACTGTATTTTTCATTGCACATATCGCACTCCTTTCTTGGTAAGCTCTTTTTATTAGTCGGTCGTTCTGTAAAAGTAACTGAGGGCTTCGCCAGTCAAATTTTTCTGCGCCCACAAATCGGCTTTTTGCCAAAGTTCGTTGTAAAGCTCTGCATATTTCTCATTCCGCTCGTAATGCTCAAAGATTTTCCAATTCAGAACCATCACAAGCTCCGTGAGCATTTTGTAATCAGATTTCCAGTTCTCAAATGCTTGCTTGTAGGTGTCGCGGATTGCGTTTACTCCGAACGCATCTGCAATTGAAAAATCCTCGTAAAATGTTGAGATGGGCTTGTAGCCTGTCATCGCTTCGATGTTCCAAGTTTTTACCGTCATTGTTTTTTCCTCCTTCTCCCCGTATAGCCGATAGGTCAGCTTTTCCTTTTCCGTGCGTGATTTTTATTATTCTTCGTTCTCTTCTTCCTCAGTTTTTTTGCTTATAAGGTCTAAGTAAATGTACTCAAGTATTTCCTTGATGCCTTCCAAAGCTTTTGCGATCCTAATAAGTTCGTAGTTTTCCATAGTTTCGTTTTCCTTTCTTTTATTTATTGTTTTTTGATTTGTTTTCCTTGTTGTCTATATACTACCGCATTTATCAACAAATGTCAATAGGTTTTTTGAAAAAAATATAAAAATTTTAGAAAAAAGAAAGAGCCGGATTTCTCCAGCTCTCCCTTTCTGAGGATCCGATGATATGAAATTTTCAAGCGTGCTACCAACGCGCTTGCTCCGAGTATCTCTACCCGTGATAGGACATTAACATTATAAGCGAAAATGCCTACAATGTCAATCTTGAATTTTGCGAAGTACGCCTTTGTATAGGCGTGGCGTGGTAACTCGTAGCACTTCCATCAGTTCGTCTATGATCGTCCAAATTTCGCTTGCCCGTCTACCGTCAACCGCCTGTGAAAATTCCGTGTCGCTTTGATAGTCTATTGTGGTTTCGATGTGGTCAACAGGCGCGGCTGCGTAGGAGTAGGCGGGGAAGGTGGGCGTATAGCTATCCTCTGTAGGCTTTCCATATAGATGTTCTTGAATAATCAGAAATGCCGCAAGTTTAATACAAGTGCTTGAATCAGGGTTTCTTTTCCCCTTGCATTCGGCAATGGCCTCCTGCAAGTCCTGTTCGGTTATCACAAGAGGCCACCCCCTTACATCATACCGTCAATCATCCGCTGGATTTCCCGCCGGGTCTTTTCGTCCGTTGCCTCGTGCATAGCCATTTCAAGATGCTCCTTCATGGCATCTTTGCCATCAGCGTATGAATACCGACCACCGCGACGGTCATAGTCGCGGGAATAACGGCTCATGCTATCACGCTTACGGGCGTAGCTGTGCCCATCATCATAGCGATAGGAATAGCCGCTATTTTCCATCGCCATGATAGTATCAATGGACTTGATAGAATGGGTCAGCTTATCCACGGTGTCGAGCGTTCCTGCGGTCAGTTCGCCCTTTTCGGCAATTTCGTCCAGTTCCTCGCAAAGCATATCACGGACTTCTTCAAGGTGTCTGCTCATCGTGTTTCCTCCTTTCAGCGTCTGATACCGGCAAAGTCAAAAACGATGTTAGCGTTCTGGACATTGACTGCCTGTGTGCTAGTGTTGCGCACGGAAACGGTGCTACACCGGCAAATGCACGGTACAGACACGATAATGTCAGCGCCCACATTGCCAAACTCGTTCACCGCATCGGCGTTAAAGATCATCAAGCTAGACGGGTCTTCTTCGCCATCAATGAACAGCGCGAGGCTGATAGGCAAAGTGATGTCTCCGCCGGTCGGAACACTGATATTAGCGTGGAAAGCCACCTGATAAAGCGCAGACGGGAAATCAGAGCAGCAACACCGACGGCAACAGCTAACGCCAAGAATACCGGGAGAAGCAAGCCGAAACAGGCCGCTTTCGTCACGGTGATAGACAAACCCACGGTTACAAGGAACAGGGCTTTCGGTAAAGATGACGCTTGCATTAGGCTGTACAAGCTGGAGGGCGTTTGCGCTGTATTCAGCAGCCATTTACGCCACCCCCTTACGCTACGCCAAGGCTGGAGCCGCAACCGCAACCGGTGCCATAGCCATAATAGCCATTGTAGCCATAGGGATTGCCAACAATATAGCTGGGCGTGGGGTACGGTGCGATTCGCTGAATCAGATCACGGGTCTGGGTGTTGTTATCAGCCACCAGAGCGGCTGTCTGCTGGGCTTGAGAAGCCGCCAGAGCCTGCATGTTGACCTGCGTCTGAAGGTTCGCGTTCTGCGTCTTGAGCGTGTCAATCTCCTGCTGGCACAGCTTGTCAAGGATCGCCTGAGTGTTAGCAGTAGCAGCAGCACGGTTTGCAGCGGCCTCAGTCGCCATAGTGTACTTGAGATCGGCAACAGCGGCGCGGTTCTCGCAACAACAATTCTGCTGGTTCATTGCGATAGTGTCCAAACGATCTCCAATAGTAGACACGTCAGCAAAACGCTGATTCATGCTGGCAATCTGATTGTTGTAAGCAGTCTGCATGGAATCCATGGCGCGGTTGCAAGCAGCAACCTCGGCGCTGGAAAATCCATTGTTTATGCTGTTCTGAATGCCGTTAAGAGCGGTCTGCGTGGAAAGCTGATTAACAGCCGCGTCCGTGTTGGCATTAACGCTAGACTGAATGTTCTGCTGTCCTGTCAGGAGCCACGGGAACTCGAAGCCACCGCCCCAGCCGTTCATGCCGCCCCAGCCGCCGCCGAAGCCGCCGAACATGATAGCGAACAAAAACAGGATAATCCACGAACTGTCGCCAAAGCCAAAGCCGTTGCCATAGCCGCCATAACCGCCGTAGGGCATACCATACGCAGGAGCGACAGGCATAGAGACATTCAGGCCGCCTTCATCGGAAATAGCCATAATTTAATTTTCCTTTCAGTTTAATATTTATTCACGCCGCCCGTGTGCACCCGTGCGGAGAGAACACAAGCAAAACTTTAATAAACTTAAAACATTGCAATCATTTGTTTCAAGTATACTTATAATCATTAAATCATCTTCGCCTACCAAACATCTCCATGAACTGCGGGTTCTGCTGGATTTTGCTTGCCATCTGCTGGAGCTGGTTATACTGCCCCTGTGACATCTGACCGTTGTTCATAAGGTATTGAATAGCGTTGTTAGGATTATTCACAAGGTTTTGCGGAATATTTAACCGCGATTGCATCATGGCTTGCACGGGGTTTCGCATGAATCCGCTAAACTGGTTTATAAATCCTTGCATACTGCCAAACGGGTCGAAGCCAGCCAAGTCAATCAGCCTCCTTTTCCTTTGTTGCTCTTGCGGGTTTCTTGTCGGTAATTCCATCCAGCTTAGTGCGAAACTCCGCAAGTTCACTCTTGATATTGTCTACAAGGCCACTAAGAGCGTCCAGATCGCTTTTTGATGCGTAGGAAGGTACAGATATGCTCTGAGAGTTAGAAACGCTTATAGGGACGTTCTGGGCGCTCAAGGAGGCATCTTCTTCTTTCACAAGCCTGTAAACTTCAAAAATGGGACGGTCAAGCTGAGAAAACCCCATTGTCTTCGTGTAGACATAAGGCGCGTTTTCATCTTTGAAGGTAACGCTATTCCCCGGTGCAATAGGCCAGTTTCTGGCGACTTCGATATTCGCCACGCTGATAAAGCCGCCATTTTGGATTTGCGGTTGCACTGTCTGTTGCTGCACGGGTGCAGTCTGCTGTGCCATCTGCGGCTGAAAAGGGCTTGCGCCATAATAATTCGGCTGATATGTCATCTGTGGGAAATAGGGGTATGCCATGTTTACTCATCCTTTCTGTACCAAACAAACGCAACAGGCTCATCTGAACTGTCCCATGCGTCGTATAAATTTCCATCAATGATCGTTGCGACGTGTGTTCCTGTCCCGAGAACAAAAACGCCACGCGGGTTATCACGGGAAAAGTCTGCAAATGTATAGCAATCCGGGCAGTTGTCCGGGAGATTGTACCGATAAAAGCCGTGTTGCCGAAGTACCGCGCCCCATACGCTGTTGCTGCTCGGCATATCTCCCATTGAATAACCGTTTACTACGATAAAAACATATGCTGTTTCCCAATCCACATTTAGTGCGACAGACAAAGCTCTTACGGCGCAGTCTCCGACAGCGCGACCCGTTGGATTGTTGTTGAATTGTCTCCACATTTCGACACCTCCACCCAAAACAAATCATCGTCTAAAGTCAAGAGCATTTCGTCGTTGTCGTAACTGTCCATTTTTTCACCGCCTTTCTAATAAAAGGGTATAAAAAAAGCTTCGTCCCTACAATGTAGTAGGAACGAAACTTTCACGAAACAAATATGAAATTTATAAAAACGACGATATTTCAAGCAGCCTATCAGATAGTATTTGACTAATCCTTCTCGGTGTTAGATCAATGCCATCAACTTGAGATATCGCATCGGCACTCATGCCGTCAACATAGTGCATTTTCATGATTTCCCTATCGCGTTTGTGGTGAATGTACTCATCTATAAGGTATGTGATCCTGCTGTTTGTATAATACTTAACATGCAAGCCACCATCGATCTCTTTATTTCTTGACTTTGATCCTGCCTGTTCCGTGGCACATGTTACACTGCCGATATCCACTGCTACCACCCGTTTTCCTCTGCCTTGTTTTTTTAGTTTTAACAGTTTGCTTAACTTTCGCCATAAATCACATCTCCTACGCCAGCCACATAAATATCGCCTTCGCCGGTGTCAACTTCTTGTGTCAACTCCGTGCTTTCAACAACCTCCCATTGGCTCTCGTATATGATCCAAGCGGCATTTGTTAAAACAAGAAACGAAACTAGGATGATAAGCAGAATCCACAACCTTTTTATCGTTCTTTCCATTCGCGCAAGAGCGGCCTCGTGTGCGATATAGGGTATCGGCTCATTTTGCGCTCGGTACTCTTTGCAAGTCTTACAATCCATAAAGCCCTCTAAATTATAAGATTTATAATAGCTCCAACCAAAGCGACAATAACAGCAGCTAGCGTTGTCTTACTGACCCATGTGATTGTGTCAAGTTTCTGTTTGATAAGCGCAAGTTCTGTGCTATCTTTTGACAACTTTTCGTTAATATCATCTGTGATCGTATTGCATTCCAGCCTTGTGACGAAGATTTCTTTCAGACGGTCGATGTCTTCCCTCTCAATCATCGAATCACCTCATTTCAACAGGGCAGTCCATGTATCTTTGCCTACAATGCCGTCGATATCAATCTGTTTTGCCTTTTGGAAGGATCGCACGGCTGCATCGGTTTTCACGCCGAAATCACCATCAATATAGCCACAAGCATATCCGCGCAGACCAAGCAATGTCTGCAACGCTTTGACGCTACTGCCTACACTTCCCCTTTTCAATAAATCAACTTGTACCGTCACCTTGCCACCCCCACTAGTTGCTTCTTCATAAGGCCACGCAAAACATAGCACTTGCGATGCTGTACGAGTTCGCCGCATTACCTGTCCGCCGTTAGAATCGTTGCCTACGGCGGTGTTCCCTTCAATGGCGACGAACGTGTTGCCAGACACACTCTCCACAATTCCGATATGATCCGCAACTCCGTCCCTGCCCCAATCATACAGAGCGAGTGCTCCAACTTTCGGTTTGTTTACTGTTTGGCCTTTGCTTTTGTAGTAGTTTACCAATGTCGGGCAGTAGTCGCATTTTCCGCCGCCATAGTACAGATCACTCAGCCCAGCGTGTCTGAAGACCCACCACACAAAGGTTGCGCACCATGCGTAACCAGAACCGGACACAGCCCTACCGTATCGCTCCGTGTTATATTTGACGTTGTTCGAGTTTGCAGGAGATTCTTTTACGCCTAATTCAGCACGGGCAATTGATAGGATTTTTTCAACATTCGTCATCGTCCTTTACCTCCGGCAGTCCTGTCAAGCTTGTCAACAAGCTTAAAATTGCAGCAAGCACAGATGCAGACAACACGGCAATCCAATCGACCTGACGGAGTACAGCAGCAGTCCCAATCATTGCAATCGCGGCCTGAGCAAATGTCTTGATAGCCCTAATTCCAGCGGCCTTCCACCATCTTTTCGACATTGCATTATCTCCTTTCAAATCAAAGCACTTCCCAAGCGGTCGGATAAGCTTCGGGAGACCAAACGTTTCCATCAATCAAGCTCTTGTACTTATTCCCGTCCTTATCGGGGTACCAGACGATATCGCCTGAATTATAAGCATCGTGAGCGCCTGTTGGCTGTGACCAAATAGGGACACCGTCATCAGCAAGACCGATTGCCTGATATAGAGCAGGAGTTGCGTCTGGTGTCCAATCGCTTTGTGACGTGTGCGTCTGGATGACTTTGTAAAGCTGAGGATCGCCCACACTGTTCAAGCCGTAAGTGATATATTCGTTCGACTTATACAACTTGTCGGTTTTCCACGCATCATAGACAGTTGCTATCTCCATGGCGGCTTCTTCGTCAAGGCTCAGAGCAAACAATTGTAGAGCGCGGCGAAACTGTTCTGCTCTCTGCATTCTGTTCATTCTATCACCCCCAGCAACACATTCAGGATGTCATTAACATCAGCGTCACCATCGTCTGGTTCATCTGGTTCATCTGGTTCGTCAGGGAGGGAGGCAAGGTAAGCTTCTAAAGCTTCCTCGTTAACCTCCATCGCGGTAACAGTTCCGTCCTCAACAGAAATGTTGACAAACCCCATTGCCTCAAGGTAGCCGGTCAAATATTCGTCTGGCAGGATGATGTCACCCCGTGATCCGGGATTGCCATAGTTTCCGTTTTCAGTAGGAAAACTGTTGATATAGTACACAACAACCCCTCCTTATGCGCAAATCGCCAGATAATAGTATGTTTGTCCAGTTGCATTCAATTGAATATGCGGCGAATATGTCGCCGCCGGTGTCGAGTAACTGTTCGTACAATACCATTCAATAGAATCGGCACCCCATGTTACAAGGTTTCTTCCTCTAGTAGTAGTCCCCTGCGTGCTTTGCCAAAGTGTGATATAGTCTGCGTCCAGAAGTATCATCATGTTATCTTTCGGAAGAACATTATACGAAGAATTATAGTTGACATCATATTGTTTGCTTGACGTGACCCACAGAAAAACCGGCCTAGCGTCAAAGTTCAGCCTGTTGGGGTTGCTTGAGCCATATGCCCCCGTTCCTTCATATGAGCCAAACACAATCTGATGGTCACTAATATAGTCAGAAATCTCTTTCAGCGCCTCATTTGGTGTAGCTGGCGTAACGCCTGTCAGCGCACCAATGACAGCCGCCACAGCATCTGTAAGCAAGTTTGACTTGTTCAGCGCCGTTCCCACCACGGTCGGCTCATCTGCCCGTTCCATGTCGAATACGTTCGTCTGCCCGGAAACAGGTGTCATTCGTACACGTCCGGGATAAGTCGGCACTCTGTCTTGCATCTTCTTCCTCCTTAAATTTCGCCAGAAATCAAATCTCCGCAATAAAACCAAGCTTGAGAAATACTTTCAAAAGTGTTTTCTCGTTCGTTCTGAAAATCAATTATCTTATTTTCTAAGTCTGTAAGAACCTTCTCAATCGCGTTAGCTCCAGCATAGTTCAATCCGTTCATGCTTGACGGCAAGACGGCAGTTACAAAAACAAATGCCGATTTTAGCAAAACAACATTTTGAAGATATCTCGTCATCGTGGTATTTAGGGGCAAATCGGATTCCAGCCAATCAGTTTTCACGACGATACCCGCGTAATCACTAGGATCATACGGAACGTCATAAGTTTCATCCCAAGCAACGTCAAGCGATTCTGAATACGTTTTCAAATCGTCTTGCAGGTTTTCGAGCAAATCTGCAAGATAAGATACGGCATTTTCAACTCTGTTCAAATCGGATGCTCTGTACTGTCCTTTTTCGTTACCGGCATAAACATCTAAAGCAGTTCGGTCATAAACCATATTCAAAACGCTCATACCAACGCTCCTATATATTCCAATACACGACTACACAACCGGATGCCCCATCAACGCCGGATTTTCCTTGTCCGGGAGAAATTGACCGGATAAGCCGCCATGTATATTCATCAACTCGTTCCCAATACTGCGCACCGGCTGAGCCGCCAGTACCGCCAGCACCACCGTCACCCGTACCGTCCTGCGGAGAAGAGACGCCAGATCGCCCGTATACGTTGCCAGAAGAAATATCCGTAAACGACGGGGAATAAAGCCTTCCGTTTGCGGAACTGTAAGCACCAAAGGTTGTATCGCCACCGTCAACGGGATCACCGTTACCAGCTACACCACCAGAGCCGATGTTGACGGCAAAAGTCTGACCATCATTGATCGATATCGTGCCGTACCAGATTTTTGCTCCGGCTCCCTCATCTCCTGTATCGCCTCTACTACCATAGTACCATCCGCTTTGATTCAGGTCAAGGCTTTCGTTGTACGTTCCGCGCTCACCATGACCACCAGCCTGACCGCCGCCCACAATAATCACATAGAGCGAACTCACACCAGCAGGAGCAGTCCATGTGCCGTTTTCCGTGATTATCTCCATATTCTCATACAAGAACGTTCCGTCAGACTGGAGAAATTCCATCTGACAGTCTTTAAGCGCACCATTCTTGAACGAAAGAAACTGCGTCTTCATTCTCGCGCTGGTAGCACTTTCACTGTCAAGCTGGATTGTAGCAACATCGCCAAGCTCAGAAGACGGGTCACCGCGACCGTTGAACTTGATCTGATTTCCGCCATACGTTTTCAAGATGTACTGCGCAACTGTAAGCGCATCACTCTGGCTGTGGATAAAAGGGTTGTCAATATTCACACTATTGGAAGATGAGGAAGTATTGCCGCTCACGACAAAATCACCGGAACTCAACTGAATAACGATCGAGGAAAGGTCTTTGTTTGCGCTGATCGTCGGCACGTCATTGATGTTGTCAAGAGTGTACTCATTTCCTTCACTCCAATACGGTTCTATTGCTAGATATCCAGTCTCAGCGTCAGCACGGGCAAAAGTACATGACATTTGGCAAATCCATTTCAGTATCTCGCTGCAAGATTCACCCTCAACGTCATCCGAGGAAGATACCGTCATAGACAGTGCTGCATAATTAGCATCAACAGAATATCTTGTAGAAAACTCGTCGCCAATGGATGCACAAAGTGCCGCAACCCACCCTTCAAGCGTTGTAGGAAGGGTAGCTGGAACGGCAAATGTCGTATCAACGAGCAATCCGACAATATCAACTAAGCTCCATCTGATAGTTGCGCCTTTGTTGTTCGTAGACCATCCTCTGTCGTGCTGATAATACACACCAGCCGGAACTTCCTCGCCGCCAATGATGAACTTAACCGGAACAGGCTGTCTTTCTTCTAAACTCTGAAACAGACCGGCTTTGTTACGCGGGTCAAACAAGCCGTTCGTGTTGTCAATGTCCACAACGGCAGAACCATACGGAACTGTCAGGTTTGAAAAATCTACCCGCATCTTGACCTCTAGCGAGGTAATATCGTTCTCAGTCCAATCGGTAAGATATCCGGGATATATTTCTGCGATTCGCGCTCTGCGATACGGAACAGTCCAAGACGTGATATCCACCTTTATACTGTCAGCACCGTTAACATAAAACCCAGTAAGCTGTATATGGCTTTCCGTGTTATCAACAAAGCTTTCAGAATAGTAGACAGTTTCGCCCTGAAGCACGGAGATTGTGAAGTCTTTCGCTACTCCGTCATAATCATTATCAGGAAATATAACCGCCGCGCTCTGCAAGATGGAAACGCCGGAAAACTCCAAGATAACAGTTTGTGTTGCCGAAAAATCGCCGTTTTCATCGCAGATTGCTTCGGAAACATAGCCAACCTCGCCGTCAAAACTATAATCATCGGCAAGGACATCCATAGACCCGTCTAAAACCCATCGGCCTCTTTCGAGCGATGCATAATTATCCGCTACCAATGTATGACTGTTGTGTATCTCAGATTCTACGGAAACAGGCGCGGCCTGTGAACACGTCACACCATCATAGACAAGGTTAGGTGATATGATTCTGATAGGAAGTAGTACCTTTGTCTTTCTGACGGTTGCAACTACCGCATCTTTATAAGCAGCAGACGTTTCAATCATGCGGGGAGACCTCCCTTAGCACTATTTTGAAATCTCCCCACAGCGGAACGTCAACACCTTCATCGACGCGGCTCCACATGAATTTAGGTGGCGTAAAACTGGTCACGAGAAAGTCACCAACAATCAATTCGTTACTTGAATCGTGGGTTAAAAAGGCACAAGTGATTGCGCTTTCGCTACCTTTAAGACAAATTTCAAGAAAATCATCTTTCTCCTGATCGGTTAAAAAGCCGAACTGATACGATAGCGTATAAGCAAACTTTCTAAATTCTCTCGTCAACCGGCCTGATGCCATTTCGGTATCAGAGTAGAGCGGTTTTGGTGTACAGGCATAGCCGCCCCTCTGACTTTCAGGGAGGGAGAGATTGATTTCAGAAATGTCAAGTATAAGCTGTGTCATCAGACTATCCCCTTATCAACAATGCTCATGCCGCGCATTTTCGATACGTCAACCAATTCGTCAAAAATACCTTCCGCGAGGACATTTCCATCAAGCGTGATCTCGATTTTCCCTTCACCATTTTCAAGCGCATCAACAACTCGCCGCAACAAGTTTGTTTGTTCTTCGTCATACTCAAGGGATTTCTGTTCGGCAAGGCTCATTTCCGTTCCATTCAAAACATCGAACTCAGGCTTGTAATACTGCGCTGCTATGCTGGCTGCAACTTCTTGCTTCTTTTCATACGCTTGCATGTATTCGTCAAAAGCCTCGTCAGACAGAGAAAGCAACTTAGAACCAAATGCATTACCTTGATCGACATTTAGGCCAAGTATTTCTTCCATCAGCGTCTCGCCAACACCGCGCTCTCTCAGCTTCTGGATGATCTCGCCGTATTTTTCAAGCTGCGCCGTTTGTGCGTTGAGATCGTTCAGCCATACAACGCTGCCGGGTCCAGTATAGCTGGAATTCTGCGTGAACAAGCTGCCATAGCCAGCAAGCTTATTCTGCATATTTGTCTGCTTTGCCTCGATTTCACTGAAAGCCTTGTCGTATGCGTCTTGAGCGGCTTTTGCAACCTCTTCGAATTCAGAAGCAATATCTTCGTGAATCTTCTCAACGTCGTCATGATAGCCCCACCACGCTTTTTGCAAGGACATGATTTCATCGGATTCGTCAGAATATCCCTGTTCTCTCAATTCGTTAGCTCTTGCATGGGTTTTCTCCATCAACTCATACAAGATATCAAGACGCTCGGCGTAAGTAGCACCTCTTTTTTCCGCCAAGAACAGATTATGTTCAAGAACTTTCGTCATATTATTGAAAGTTTCTTCGGCGGCCTTTTCAATGCTCTTGTAAACCGCTTCAATCTCCTTCTGATACTTCCACCAATCTTCTTCCATCTGACGGATTGCGCTGTCGTTTGCATCAACGCCCATAGCGAGATACTGTACTTTCTGCTCGTGTAGCGTTTGCTGGATTTTTTTATAGTTTGCTACAAGCGTTTCTGTGTCGTTGTTTAATTCAGCAAAGAAATTCTGGTGCTCAATACCTTCATAGAAGTTGTTAAAAACATCATTCCATGCTTTCGTCATGGTTTCAAGGTCTTCAACCACTTCGCCGGTCAGTTCAGCGGCGGCTTGATCGAGTGCTCTAATCACATCGCGTGAAACAAGACCTTCAGCAATACCAAGAGTAATCTGTTTGCCGATGGTGTCACGGAACAGTTTCGACGGAGAAGAAATCCCCAAGAAGTCTTTAATGCCGTTCCAAAGTCCAGTGAAAATCCCTTTGACTTTTTCCCACAACCATTCTGCTGCGGCTTTAATGCCTTCCCAAAGACCTTTGATCAGTTCCCAGCCAACATCGATAAGAGCCTCGACACCTTCAAGCAATGCGTCAACTATCGCAATAATAATATCCGGAAGGGCTTTGACAATTTCCTCGATAATCTCAGGTAGATTTTCTATCAGGGCGACAAGCAACTGAACCCCGGCCAGAATGATTTGGTCAATATTGGCAATCAGTCCATCCACGATACCTTGGATAATCTGAGGTAATGCCTCCACTATGGTCTCAATTATGGTCGGCAGGTCTTGAACAAGGGCTATGAGTAAATCGACACCGGCCTGTATGATTTGATCGATATTGCTCAAAAGTGCGTCTACAATGCCAGTAATGATCTGAGGCAGCACTTCAACAATCTTGTCAATGATATCAGGTAAAGCATCAACCAGAGCAGTGAGTAAATCAATTCCAGCATCAATTATCTGAGGTATTGAGCCAATGATAAAGTCCACAATGCCAGTAATCAATTCCGGCAAACGATCCAACAGCTCAGGAATTGCAGCAAGAATACCTTCTGTAAGACCAATAATAATCTGCAACGCTGCTTCATTCAGTTCGGAAGAGTGGTCAATCAGGGTTTGGACTATTTGCAGGACTATATCAACAATCTGAGGGATCAGTGTCGGCAAGGAATCTCCTAATCCGTTCGCCAATTCCACAATAATCTGGAGCGCAGCATCCGCAAATTGAGGTAGCAATCCCAATAAAGCACTAACCAAGCCGTTGATAATCTCCGGTGCAGATTCCGTAAGCGTTGGAAGTGCATCCAACAGTCCTTGGGCGATAGTTGAAAGTATCTCAGGCGCGTTTTCCGCGATAGTTGTTGCCAAAGTGGTGACAAGATCAATAATTTGCGGGAGCAACTGATCTATCTGACCAATCATTTCAGATACACCCTGTTTGATTTTTTCAGAGGCATCGTCACTACCCGTGGCAAGACCAGTCAATCCGTCAATGATCGTTGTGACCGCAGGCATGAAATCACCCATCATGCCACGCTTCAGACCAGAGAACGCAGTTTTCATCGACGTGAGGTGATCTTGCAGGTCTGCCGCCGCTTTCACAGCGTCTCCGGACATGACACCGCCCAACTCCAGAACTTCGCTCTTTAACCGTTCGGTTTCTTCTACAGAAGTGTTAAAGAGTGGCGCAAGCTCCTGACCGCTTCTCCCAAACAAGTCATTCGCAA